ATGCTTTCAAAATCTAAAATTGTGATTGACTGTATTGGCCAAGAATCTTTGTATGTATTAGAAAAATCTGGTAGTGCAATTTATAAGACACCAGGGGTTGATACTAATTTTGCAAAAGATCTTTTAAAATCTTATAAAGAAGGGCTTCAGAAGCTAAAAACTATAATTGATAGCTCACCAAGTTATGATAATTCATATTATGATTTTGAGTTTAAGACAATGATTTATGCAATTGATAAATTATTACTAGCCATAGGAAACATCAAAAGCGAAGATGATGAGATTGAGGCTGCTATTTTTCAAAGCTATCTTCGAAAACAAGATGAGTCTATTAGGAAAACAATTGAAGAAGAGGAAGCGGGTTAATAGTTATTAATTTTTTGGGTATAGTTTGAACTGTACCCACTTCAAAAAATAAAGATGACTTAAAAGAAGCTATTGCCCGACGTACACAAGAGGCATTCACACGAATTAGAAAAGATGAAGCCCTATGCGGCTGTATTATTGATTTTGCTCACTCTAGCCCATTTGATGTGCATAAACCCTATTATAAAAAAGAAATATCACAGTCGTTTGCCGTACCTACTGACGATGTCAGAAAGCTTGTGAAAGCAACAACAAGAATGATGGATTATATTTATAAGCCCGGAGTGGACTTTAAAAAATGTGGAGTTGTTTTGACTGCACTGGAGAGCAAGCATACTTATACTTATGACTTACTAACAGATTATAGTGACTTAGAAAAAACAGAGAATTTGATGTGTGCAATAGAAGGGATTCAAGAGAAGTTCGGAAAATTTAAGTTAGGTTTTGGCGGGAGTATGTATCAAAATCGGTCTTGGTCGATGTCTCAAAATCTTAAATCAAATAATTATTTTACTTGGGAAGGTATGCTAAAAATATCAAGATAACTTATGTTCGAATTACGGAATTATAAATATGTCTAACTCACAGAATGCAATTGAACTTAGTAAACACGTTTTAAGCTTATCTGAAAAAGTTGCATTCATGTTAATAACAGCCTCGACCGCTTCGATTGCTTATATATTGGCTGAAGTTAAGGATGGTAAGTGGAATGAATTAATCTATTTTCCAATATATGCTTTATGTTTATTAGCTCTTAGCTTTGTATTTGGCTACAGCCATCTTGTGAAAAAAATTGATGCAACGAATCAAAACAGTCTCTTACTTCAATTAGCAAACTGGAAAAACTCAACTAATGAGAAAAATGAACTTTTAGATAAAATGGAAACATCTCTAAAGAAAGCTGGTATTTTCAGCAGACTTCAATTTATTACTTTCATAGCGGGAATCATTACTTATGCTATTTTCATTTTTTTATCAATTTTTTTAAACAAGTAAAGTTTATAAATAAAAAAGAAGCCCTCAATTAAGGGCTTTTATAATTCTACCATGACGGGCTTTGCAATCATTATATTTAGCAACCGTATCAATAGACCAAAGCATCCAATCTTTACCAGTAGTGCCCGTTAATTCATTCAAATTTGGGCATGGCTGCATTAAGTTAGCTGGTATTACCGGCTTTGATAAGATCGTTGATTTGCTGCACCCCGTCATTATCAATACAACTAGACTTATAAACAGGACGTTCAATGATCTTTTGCACTTCACGCTCAACATATTCGACTTTTGTACGTTGCTCTGATTTATATTGCTCATAATCGGCACTCACTTTATTTAGCTCATTTTGTGCTTCAGCAAGTGCTTTTACCTGCTTACGCTCAATATCTTGTATTTGGGCCATGCACTGCTGGTTAGCTTGTTTTAACTTTCCCGCCAGGTAATTGGTGTATCCAATTTGGATGAAATAAAGAACCGTCAAGAGGATAATTAAAGACCATCGTTTATTTAATAAAATCCAAGTCATGAATTAGCCCCCATGCATTTTTGATAGCGCTCTTCCTGGCGAACCCAAACCCCATAACAACCATTGGAACGGATTGAACAATCACGCTTTGCAACGTACTTATATTTAAGTAATGAGTCACAAGCTGCTCTATATTTACCTAGTTTTAGGTTTTTTAGCATAGATGAGCCTGCCCAAGCGCTCACCCCATACTGATAGCTAAAATCCAAGTAAAGGTCATATTCAGTTTGTGATAATTTCACGCCCTTCAATGAATCTTTAAATGCTACTTCACGTTTTGCGACATCATTACGCAACCATTTATCTGCGGTCGCACGTGTAATTGGTGGATCTGTCATTTTTACGGGTGAGCCATCTGGCTTGAATGTTGAACCATAGCCCTGTGTCGGCCGATCCCCTTTAACGGGAATTACTGGCTTTGATGTAAACCCTTCATCGTTTTTTACGCCCACAAAAAAAGCAGCCGAAGCTGCTAAGACTGCTGCAATATATTTAGTCTTGTTTGACATTACAGTCACCTTTTAACTTTTGAATACGTAGCTCGTACTCTGCCTTTCGCAGCTTATGCTCCACCTTCTCACGGCGATTACGCGCCCAAGCAAAATAAAGCTGTACAGCCAAACCAAGTGCAGCAATTACCAAACCACCCCACGCAATAACATCGATCTTTGCTGCAAATCCGATAAATGACCCCACACCGCTGGTTGCTGTTACTTTTGATGTTAATGTTGCTGCACTAGCTTCAAGTGCAGACTGAGTTTCAGACATTTTATTTCTCCAGATCGTAGGCAATAAAAAAGCCCTAAACTGGTGTTAGGGCTTGATGTTTATCTAAAATTTTACCAGCTCAATGTGGCCTTCTCTAACTCAGCAAGTGACAAAGCGCGGTTATAAGTAATCATGTTTGATAGAGCGGCATTACCATCAGCCGAGACCCATCCTGAAACAGCAGATAGCAATCTAACAGTATTTGCCTTGAAAGCAGCATTCATCGTTGTGTTTACATTGTAAGAAATTCCATTCACAGCATATGAAATAACGCCATTATTCCACGATAGTGCAACTTTGTTATTTAAAGTTGATAAAGCTACTTGTGGTGCTAAAACTTCAGAGCCATATTTAAATAAACGAAGTGTCAGTACATTTCTTTCCACTCTTCGGTTCATAGCTAAATAGTTGTTCTCATCGAAACCAACTTGAAAGTAAGGAACATAGCCAGATTTACCATTTTCTGTATTGGGTTTGTTTTCTAAGATATTTAACACAATACAGCCTTGTGTTGACGTGAAGATATTTGCCGCCGGAATAGACATACTTTCAGCTGCTTTTGTTGCCGCAGAAGCACTTGGCACTGCACTTGCGCTAAGTTTTGCTATCAATTGCTCAACCTGCACTGCTTTTGGATTTCCTGATACAGTGATAGTTGGCGTTACTGTACCACCAGACTTCAAAGTAAAGAATTGAGGGTCGTCATATGTACCTTTACCGCCGATAATATCAACTTCACTAGCTGATGCCTTAGCCGCCCCTCCTAACGCATAACAAGCAAAAGTATTAGTATTCGACGGTAGTGCGCTTGTTTTCTTTGTAACAAGTGTCGACTGGTCAAAAAAGTTATAACGCGACTCTTCAATTAGAATACCGAACGAATCATAAGCTGGTAAATATGATCTTCTCGGAAAGTTTGCAATCACTTCACTAATGTTAAGTTCTTCATCAAGTACGTGTCCACGAGATGAAGAACGTGCAACTTGAAAAATTTCTTCCATATTGCCGTAGGTTTTATTGCCGTCAAGCTGAACTAAGTACACATTGTTTGCAATATCAGCATTCACATAATAATCAAGCGGGCCTTTATAGCCCGACGCATCACTAATTACATTTGTTGCTTTCTTATTGCTTGTAAAAGATAAAGCCATTTTTTAAATTCCTTCAATTTGAATAGGGTGTGTTTTTGCATGAAACAGTTGCCAGAGGTCTTCACCATTGGCCACATTGCTAGATGTCCAAAAAATATCGAAATGAACCGAGTCCTCAGTCACATTCGGAACAATTGAAGCTTTGTAAGTATTTAGATGCTCACCTTCGAGCATTCCAACCTCTGAAAACTCCCAGATCAACCCATCATTACTGATACCCAAATACAGTTGACCCGTATATTTTTGATCGTTAACAATTGTGATGAATTGATTGCCGCAATACCGAGTTTCTTGGTGCCAAGATGTAAAAGGTGTGTCTATAAATATAGGTTCTGACCACGGCCCCTTTAAATCATCAGCAAAACGATAATTAAATTTATTGCCTTCAAACGATTCATGAATAACATCGTTAGAGACTGAATACATAACCCATTTCTTAAGAATCGGGTTATAAATAATATTTGGAGATAACAGCAATTCAACGCTTTGTGGTATGAGTTGTTCTCGCTCAGACCATGTGACCCCATCACTTGTTTTGCTCATCCAAAGATCAAAACCGGATTGCGTTGTCCCGTTCCGCCAGCAAACACAAAACTCACCAGTCGTATGATCATAAACACCAAAATTATCCGAGTTGTAATTGTAAGAGCCTGGATAACGCTCATAAATGGGTTGAGGCATATCTGATAACAACTCAAAGTTCAATAGATCGTTTGAGCCATAAACGCATGGATTTTCAAAGATTGAATCTGTGTTGTGATAAGGGGTTAACAATAGAATGTGTTTAAACCCACGGAACGTTTTGTAAAAATTACACAAGAATGGATGCACAACATGATCATCTTGATAATATGGAGTATCAATTTTGATTCTCTCGGCTTGTGAAACTTTCAAGTTCAGAAATTCTGCTTTATTGCTAATTTTAAACTTTTGACTACACAGCCCGATTGGTATCGGCAAATCAGAGATATGACTTAAGTTTCGATAACTTGATATCAGTGAATTAAAATCATCTGTAAGAATCTCGTAAGAAGATGGAATGCCAATAACCGAATTACTCTCTTTATGAGTAAGAGCTTTTAAAGATTTACCACCATAGAAAATGAAATCTCCATCGTTTGTAAAATCAAAAACAAGATTACCTTCTGCATCGTGTAACTTAAAAATAGATGAATCTTCAGAAGAATTTGCAGAGACAGCGATTAAGAGCTTAATAAACTGAGCCACACCTTTACCGTCTAATGCAGCCAAGCTCAAATCACCATCTTCCAATAACTGAGCAACAATACTTTCGTCTTTATCTTTAAAATCAAAGAGACTTTGTGAGAAGTTTTCATTTAGAGATTTGGTTTTGATATCTGCATAAAGTTTCGCTTGCTCCAAAGTTGACTGAGGCAGCTCACTAAGTTTTCCAAATTTTGCAGTTTCAATATCGCCATCACTTAGGATTTTAGCTACTGTATTTTGTTCCGAGTCATTGAAATCAAATAAGCTTTCTAAAGCATTGGTTTTTACTTTCAAATCAAAATAACGCTTCGCCTGATCAAGCTCACTCAATCCTGTGTCATGCCAAGAATCCTCAGTTTCCCCTTCATCTTTGCCCCAGTACCATATTTTCCCTGTATCTAATGCTTTTGCCGCTTTAGGGGAAATTGTGGGTGTGCTAGCTAAAAGCTGCGATTCTGTTAGAAATGGTTCAAATCCTCCTGTCTCCATTACTTTTTGCACTGCCAATGGTAATGAATAAAAAGGCTCTCCATATCGAGGCTCAATAACAGCAACGGTATTAATAGCCTTTCCAGTATCATCAATATCGCGCTCAAGATTTGCAAATTTTTCAGGAGTAAGAATCGCCATAAATTTTCTCCAAAAAAAAGCCCCGCATAATGCAGGGCTTTAATTTCATTCCAGGGTTAAATTAAGTTATTGATGATGTCCTTATCATTTCGATAATAACGCTCATCGGAATTGGTTGCTGAAATGGAGTTTTCAAAAACTCCATTTCGATTTTTGGTTGAGACCAGGAACAATTCATCATCTTGACGATCATCTACAGTGATTGAATAAACTGTTTTCACCTCACCTTCTGTTACTAGAGCTTCAAGCGGTGGACGTGCCAAAATTAGCTCAAACTCACTTGCACCCTGGCTAACTGGTATCTGATCAGTAAAACCACTTTTCTTTTGTAGATGAATCACATAATCATGACCTGCTGTCAAAGTACATGGCTGGCTGATTTCAATAGTTAATCCATTCCACGCTGTAATTTCTCCAGACGTTATTGAACCATCACCCAGGGCAATAGGTGATAAACGCGTATCATCAACCACAATGATTGGGTCCCCGCGCTCTGTTAGCTCGCCTTCAGCAAAGCAGTCAAACTTACAATTGACTCGCTGATACTTCAGTTTATTCCAGGCACGCCAGCCGATGATATGAGCTTGCTCTCTATAAGCAATTCCATATCCATCAATTTTTTTCGGGTTCGTGATTTGATCATTCGGGATTTTCAAAGTCTTTTCGATCCACCCTGCTTCACTATCGACATATGTTATTTCGACACCGTCATAATTATTCTCAACCTTAAAGTTATATGTTCTAACTTCAGATTTAGCCTTCTTATTCCGGTGATTGAATAACAATATTGGTTGCCGATCTGCCCTTTCAAAATCAAAGTAGAGTGCTCGATTTAAACGACGTTCATTACAACCGGATGCCCCCGCCATCATTCGGCAAATTTCTTCAAATGACTGATTTGCATTGTCTAATGTGTAGTTAAATTCAGCCATCTTGGAAGAGCCAAAATATTCAACCACATCATCAAATACACGATAAATTTCTTCAGTATTGATTTCATTTAAAGTGCGTCGGCCAATAAGTTTATTCAAAGCCAGGTCAATGATGAGATCAGCCATATTACGCGAAGGTATCAACTCAGCAGATCGTACCCCACCGCGATATGAATAAACTAGACTCTCTGCAATACAGTTTGTCTGTCGTGAATCAACAGCAGTAGCTGCACGTGTTGCTTGGGTACGTTGTCGTATTATTACACGGTTGTCATACACCAGCTTAGACAGATAACGAATTGCATAAGCTGTATAGAATTTAACTTCATCCGATAAATCTACAGCATCACCATTATCATTAACACGTCTTGCACGGAAACGAACTGCGCCCGAAAATGGCAAGTTAATCCACATCGACCCACCAACACTGTCACGGTTATTAGCTTTACCATTTAAGCGTATCGTTTGGTTAAATACTGGTCCAGTTGGATTATCAGAAACAACCTGTTGATATTCAACAAAGATATCCACAAATTTGGCATTTGAACCCTGATAAATCCCATTTAATGCTTGGAAATTTAATAAAAGTCCTGTCGCTTTTGGTGAAGCGATTGTAAACCAACCAATCCAGTTATACTGGCTTCCACGAAGCTTAATATTCCCTGTACTGGTCTTTTGTCCCTCTAAATCAGCAAGCTTATTCCAATCAGAATTTACACCGCTAGGCGTTGCTAATGTAAGCTGCTTATTGCTTGTGTCTACACCCGTCACAACATATTCACCATCTAAAAAGATGTTTGCTGTGTTTGCAGTTAAATTTGCCGATATTGTTGAAGTTAACACCTCAGTTACTTTTGAGAAGTTAGTATTTGTGGCTACAGGATTTCTCAAATGAATTGTATAGATATTAGACGCATATGTGATTGAATCAATATCATACAAACCAGCTAAATCAAGCTGCTCATTAACCGGATCAGTGACCAGCAATGAAGTCACGTTAATTTTTCGGTAATTCTGATAATCCAGAACATTTTGTGTTGATTCAATAGCAAACGTTTTGTTTACCGGGTCAACTGCTACTTGACCAGTTATTGACAAGTCGCCAACACCAAAATTTGCACCGCTAATGATTAAAGCTTCATTAATATTAAATGAGTTAAAACGATCAGCAGTCCCCTGGTCATTTGCTTTGATCATATTAGGATATTGAAAATATATATCTCCAGCTTCAACACGTGTGCTATTAGGCGGCAAAGCTGTTTGACCATTAATAGAATCGCACTGCCGGGCAATTACTGGAGGCTCAGTAAAAGTATCACCCCACTTAAAAATTGTTTCAGTACCAACCAGACTTTGATTTAAGCCATAAGCCGACAAACTTGTTCCTGGTATTTCCTGAATTGGCGTATCGCCGGTCTTAAATTGAGATAGCTTTACGGGGTTTTCACAAACACTTAATAAAAGCTCTTCAACCTCTACCCCATCTTTGAAATATCGATATGGAGGGGCAAATAAATCGGGAATTGCTTTAGGTGCACCAAGAATGTAAGGAACACGTTGTTTAATTCGTTGACGGTTTTCTGGGTTCGATAAATTGTTATTACTCGAACCCGTCATCGAACTATTATTTGTCGGTGCTTTTGGCACTTTCACCAAAGCAGAAACAGCTTTCCCCAATAACTTTGATGCAATCCATGTCACAGTTGATGAAAGTTCACCAGGATAACGAACAATTGTGCACTCATCATCCATTTCAATAAGCCGTGCAATTGATGCACGATTATCACGTGTTGGGGTTATATCATTTTCAGGGCATGGATTACCCTTATAGATTTTCGCCTGGGGATGCTTAGTTTTTTCTTGCAAAAATGTATAAAGAATATTTTCAGACTCAACTGTGATTTTCTCTTGTTGGTCTAAAGCATTCTTAATGATGTAAATTCGGCTCATAGTATCGAATCCGTTTAAACCAAATTTTGGCTTGCTCAACTGTGATGCGCTGAACTCCGCATTCACTTAAATGAAAAATCTTGCCCTGAAAAAAAAGCCCAACGTGGGAGCTTTCATTCATATATGTCATTAGGACTATGCAGCCTTCTTTCGGCCTATCAATCCGCTTGTTTTGATGAACCGTTTCTCTAGAAGTTTTAATTGCTTCACTTAACGGACTAGATAATCCAACAAAGCACGGTGAATAATCTTGTCCATAAATATATTTGGCTGCTTTAATAACAAAATGGACACAGTGAAATTTTTCAGGATCGTACTTACAGTAAAAAAGTTTGCTGATATTCATGCATAAAAACCTTCTAAACTTTCATCTGTACTAGCGGAATAGATTTCCCCATTTCCCGAATCATTTAAGCCTGGTGCTTGTGCTTCAAAACTAGAACCACGCCAGTCCCGTGTTACCGTCACAACTTCTAAATCCTTTACGACATATGCAGGCACGTCATAACGGCCAATAATGTATGCACGGTAATTTAAAATAGGTGGAGTAATTTCATCATCCTGAAGGACCAACTTTATTAAATCCGGAACAATGGTGCCTACATCACCGATAACAGCCGTAAGCTTTTGATCAAGATTATCCTCATCACCGCCTCTGTTAATCGTTAAAGGTACATAGACATATTCAAATGTTTGACCGTCCTCATGTGTTAATAAAATTGGCTCACTTGAATTAACCACATAACGCAAAACTTTCGGCCAATTCGGATGAGAAATTTCAACAGACTCAAGCCAACCAATTGGACCCGCTGACTGGTCCAGTACAGCAAGTTGTTCAGGTGTAAGTTCAATCATTGATTTTCTCCCAACGCATCTGGCAGCCATTCATTCGGCACTTTTTCAATGTCATCAATTACTTCGTTAGATTCGATGCCTTGACGCACATTAACGATGTTGCGGTCTAAGTCAGCACTACGTTTGATAGGTTTAACTATCACCTGGAAACTCATTTTTACAGCTTGACCGTTACGAGATGATTCTGAAGGTAAAACGTCATAAGCAAACCGACATTCACAATCCTCTCGAATCCCCTCATCTAAAGCCAAATTCCAAAGCCAGTTTTCAGGTTTACGTTGCTTTAAGCGCCAGAATGCCCAAAAGTATTGTCGATCTTCATCGTTTTCCAGATATACAGTCACACCAACACGATGAACAGCACCAACAAAAAAAGGGGACTGCCGTGGCGGTCCCCCTTCATTTTCCTGTTCTCTAATGTTGTTGCCTGGTGTAAAGCTATAACTCTCTTGAAGAGGTTCAAGCATAAATTTATCCATCACCCCTCCTATCGTCTACGTTCAACATTAAAGGCTTGCTGCACCATTTGCGATTCATGACTATTTGATTCACTGCCCAAACGTGTAAACGCTCCAGCAATTCGCTCATCAACGATATCAATGGTTAAACCATTTTCATCACGTCTAGTATTAACTCTTGCGCCTGCATAGTTATTAATATTGATATTAAAACCATTCATTTGACCGCCATTACTATTTAAGAATCGGGTTAAAGCACTATTTTGTTGATCATCAAGTACACGTTCACCTTTTTTAAGGAACCAAGTACCATCTTCAGGAACACTAGAGATACCATCATGGGCCATACCATCCAAGCTAACTGACTTAATTTGTGAAGCTTGAGCAACTTGAACTGCAACGGCTGCACCTGCCATCACTGGTGCAATGTATGGACCAATTAATGGAATAGCAGAAACAGACGTATATACATTAGAGAAAGTTTGCGGAGCATTCATAATAGCCTGGGCTACTGCAAACGCCTTTGACATCGCAAACATTGCCTTATATGCCCCAGACTGCTCACCTATTAATGACCCCATGAGATCAGTCATCCCGCTTAAAGTGTCAGCAGCAGCTTGGGCACCTAAAGCCGCTTTATCCGTGTTAAATTGAGCCTCAGACGCCAACATCTTTTGTTGGTACTCTTCTTGGGTAATCAACTGCCATTCAAAAGCATTTTTAATAGCTTCAGCTCGTCTATTTGCCGCATCCTCAGCAGAAGTATCAACACCTGTAGCACTTTGATAATCCATCCAGGCTGAATGTCTTGAAGCCTCATTTTCCAAATCTTGAGTTCTGTACGATGATGCTATCAAAGTACTTTGCTCTGCCGGATCAAGTGACTTATTTAGACGGATTTGCTCACGTTCAAATTCAAACTTTGCAGTTAAATTCTGCATTTCAGTTTGGAATGCAGCTTGAGCATCATTTAAGCGCTGAGCTGATTCAAGACGCATCCAAGCCATAGACTGGTCATGCTTTTCACGTGCTGCACGGTAAAAAGATGCTTTATCTGCATCAGTAATATCAGTTCTGGCCGCAATTTCCTTTTGGTCAATCTGATATTGGAAGTTAAGCTTTTCCTCTTCAGTTAATCGATGTTCTGATATTTCAAAAGCTAACTTTGATAGGTATAAAGCTTTTTCAGTATCGTATCGATTTTTTGCAATGGTTAGGAATCTCTGCTGTTGTTCACCATCAAAAGCCTTTTTAATATCATTTGCTTGCCGCTCATAATTGAGCTGCATTTGATATTCTTTATCACCATATTCATAAATTATTGAATCTTGAAGCCTTTTGCGTTCTTCAAGTTTTCGGTTTAATTCCTGTTGAGCCTGAGCAAGTTTTTTTGCAGATTCGGCAACCTTGTCTTGCTTATCCTTCCAGTCTTGTACACCTTGCGTTGCAGCAGCAGTACCTTTGTTTGCTAATTCTTGAAGCTCTGCAAGTTTTTTAATTGAACTAGAAACAGTATCATCAAAAATTTTTGCCGTTTTTTCAGAAAATTCCTTAATAACAGCATCATTATCACGGCCAGCCATGCTGACATAACTATTTTCCGCGCTAGCAGTTACACCTGTTGTAATAAATGTTTTTGCCCATTGAATACCAGGGAACTTATCTAAGAATCCACCATTTTGGGCGGCTTTACTTGTCAATTCATATGAATCAAGTGCTTGGCTAGTTACACCAGCTATAGAATTCGAAATTAAGTTAAGTGTAGCCCATACCCCCAAAGCAATAGCTGCAACACCACGTAATGAATCTGCAAGAACTTTGCCACCATCAGCCATTCCGCGGGCTTCTTTATCTCCAGTACTAAAGGCATCAGCAATATCAACTAGAGCAGGCATAACTGAAGCCATTAATTGGTTTTTCATGCCCTGCATTTGCATATCAAGCATTTTGGTCTGAACTTGGAGTTCACGAGCGGCTTTAATGGTTTTATCATTCAGGATAATGCCAGCATCTTCAGCAGCTTCCCCCCAAAGTTTCATACCTTCAGCATTATTTTTTAATAAAGGAATCAATAAAGTTGAATCTGAAGCCATGCTTTCCATCAAGAATGACATTTGATCTTGAGACAGCTTTGCTTCTTCCATCTTTTTTACATAGAGAGCCATTGCTTCAGGACCAGATAACCGGGCCATTGCTTTGGTAAGCTCTAATGCTTTAGAAGTACTTCCCTCAGTCTTTAATGCAACTTGCTCAAGAAAATTGACATACTCACCACCGCCAGTTGTCAAAAAATCCCCTAATTTTTCGTTAAAATCTTTGGTTATATCAGCAAGTTTATCTTGCTGAACCCCAAACATTTCAGCACCAACAGACATTTTTTGGAATTCTTGAACTGTTGACTGTGCAAGAAATGCATTTCGTTCTAACTCACCTATCTCCTTAGCTTGTTCTTTGGAATAGTTATATAAAGAAGCCGCACCCGCAACGGTTGCCGTTGCAACGATTCCAGCCATAGCTTTGGCACTAGATGAAATTTTGGTGAAAGACGTTTCTGAAGTCTTTTGGGCAGACTTTATATTTTGTTCAAATTTAGCAGTATTGGCATCAAGGAGAATCTGAACACGGCTTAAAACATCAGACATATATTTCACCCATAAAAAAACCCCGCTTAACGGGGCCTTTTCCTTATTAAATTACTTTAAATGCTTTAAACAATATAAAAACTTTTCGTTTTTAAAATTTTTAATAGCATCTTGTTGCACCTTTGCACTTTGATATCTTGGTATTTCAAAAGCTTCTTCAGCTAAGCTACGAACAATTTTATTACGGTCCTTAGACCCAAAATCCATTTTATACAACTCAGATAAAACACCACCTTTTTGGCGATATTCCATTGTAACTCCAGCTAATTTTTCTAAAGTTAAACAATCTTTTACTTTTTCATCTGAAGCAGCAAATGCTGAAGAGATAAATCCAAAACAACAAACTATTAAACAAAAAAAATTCTTTTGCATCAGGTCTAACCCCCAATTATTTTAATCAGAGGCTAGAATATAGCCTTTACATGCTATAGGTATCAAACTTTAGACTTTGAATAACTACTAAAGAAAGTTTTTAAATTATTTTGAATTTCCGCTTTAGGCATGGGCTGTTTTTCTTTAAACATCATAAAATTATCAAGTTTAAGGTTATGCCCTGGCACCATTGCATCTGCAATAGTACGACCTAAACCAGCAAATAAAATATCCTCTCGGAATAGCCCAATTGGTTCAAGAACATTAAAAGCTTTCCAGTACTCAAACTCTTTATTTGACATTGTATTTTCTAGCTCTTCAACAGTCCGACCAAGCCTTAAAGCTAGTTGATATTTAAATTTTAATTCTGGTCGGCTTCGGAGTTTTTTAACTCAACTTCCTGCTTTATTTCATCTTGAGTTTTAATACCATTTGCTTTACAGATTTTCAAAAACAGATCATTTACAACCACAATAGGTAATTTAAGTAATTGTTCTTCTTGCAGATCAACCAAAGCAAGCTCGCCAGAATCTGGGTCACAAACTGTACTTTTAAAAAGAACGCCAACCGCTGTTTTGGGGTCATTTTTTTGAGCTTCAGTCCACTCTTCACGTGTTGCAATCGTAAGTTGGCGCAAACCCACTTTACCCAATTGCTCGATTTCAACAACTTCAATAGCAGGCTTTTCGGTGATTTCTAAAAATTTATTAATTAAAGACATTTATGTATCTCCAAATACAAATAATTAAGCCCGCATATAGCGGGCATTGTTAAGAATTAGAATTTAAGGTGTTACAGGTGGCACAACAACGACTACATCATTTTCTTTAACCACTACCTCACCAGAAATTTCTAGTTGAGTTTGTACACGGTTCTTTTTGTCAGCAGCACGAACAACCGTAAATTTGCTCATGGAAGCACAAAATTCATAAGATGTTTTAGCTTCATCATTTAGTTCGATTTTCCACTCAAGGCACTTGCCTTTATTGTAGTAATCACGAAGTTTTGCTTGCTGATCTGAACCACTGATCTGTAAGAACTCAAGCGCTAAAGCACCATTGTCAATTGCACCTGCCGTTGCTTTCTTTTTAAATTTTGAATCTACCGTAGTTACATCATCAACTGGACGAGTTGAATCAGGCATTGGCAAATCAGTGACTTCAGCAGTAACTTCCCAAGAGGTTGCACCCTCTTCACGGAACGAGATTGAGGCTCCTTGAGCATCAATTAAACCTTCAACACAACCAGCCATAAGTTAATCCTCTAATTGCAGGCGTTTTGCCATAAATAAAAATCGATTTCCTGTCCCCATACTTGGGTTTCTTCATCAAAACCGCCATCACGTTGTTCCGCGATTTCACAGTTTGAATATTTTTGTTGGTCCATAGCCCATTTCACTGCTTCAGCATCTTTTTCCGCTTGCAATTTTTCATGGTTATAGACGTTAATTTGAATCCTTACTCGGCCGTGACCTGTCCAGCCTTTAACAGTATTTAACGGTATGTTTGTAATCCCTTGATAGGTGATATAGGTTGCTGAATTATCAAATCCTTCTGGCAATGGATGCGGCCCAACATTGTTATTAAAAGGTCCTTTAAGGACCTCATAAATAATTTCACTCACTAACATCGTTTAGGCCCTCAACTGGTCGGCGTTTAACAATTGCCTCGATATATTTTCTATATCTGAATTTGAAACGCTCTAAAGCAATTATTTTTCCTGCGTCAAAAGTCCTTCTAAATATCGAATTTGCGGGCATTGTGGGCGTACCATATTCGATAAATCGCCAATAAAAAGGATAATATTTACGATCAAATAAAGCCTTAGTAGTACCCACATAAACAGCCGCACCAACAGACTTGTTCAACTCCACACTTTTACGTTTAATTGCAGCTCTCAATTTACCGGGTATCATTAATTGACGGCTAGGCTTTGCATTACCACGCTTACGCTGTCTGTAAGAACCACGGTAATAACGGTAATACGCCTTTTCAGCAACTGGTGCCCGATTCTTCGCTTCATCAAGCATGGGTTTAACCGCATACATTGCAGCAGCTTTGGTTTTTTTCTTTTCAGTAGCCAGGTCGACCAAATTTGACATTTGTTTTTGCATGTCATCTAGACCAACCATTTTATGTGTTATGTCCATATCACAATTTCCCTAAGCTACACATCAATGCCTTTTTACTTGGGGTAATTGGGAGTACACCATTAATTGCATAGATGTCATTTGTATCAACATCACGTAATAGAAATTCAGCCTTAATACCAGGGAAATCATCTGGCCGCATAACCACACGACAAACTAAAGCTGAACCTTGAACACCCGATTGCACAAAATTGGCCGCACTGATTGGTTCAATATCTCCATAAAATTGGCCGATGCTCGACCATATTTGTTTGACTTCCCCAGCGCTGTTTTTTTCAGTACCACGTTTTAAGACATCGAACAAAACATCTAATTTTCCGCTTTGCATGAATCGCCCCCTTTCATCAACCAAGCTTGATAGGCAACTTCCATTGCAAAAATTTGATATTCACCATTGTCACGGATAAAGAGACGCTCACCATGTATATAAATCAGCTTTGTATAAAACGGCTGGGATTTAATCCAAGCTTCAAATTTTTCATGCATGGGTTAAACCCCCATTTTTCGATAAGGAAACATCAAACGCTCACAGGCAATATTTACATATAGTGCCGCATCGGTCTGAGCCGCTCTGTTTTGGTACATATCACCAATGATCAACAAAGCAGCAAATACTAAATCTTCAGGTAATGAACCATCTGCCTGCTGAATTTCTGAAAATTCTTTGTCTATAAAGTTGGTTACTGCCTTCAAAGCCGCTTTGATCAGTAACTCAATGTATGAATCATCACGTGTATGCAAAACACGTAAATGAGATTTCGCTAAATCAAGCGTTATGTAGTCACTCATAAAAACGTCCTAAAAATGAAGAAAAATGCAGATTTCTGAATAAAAACTTCAAAAATCTGCATAAAAACATAAAAAAGCAGCCCTAAAGCTGCTTTTATTGAATATTAACCACCCGCTGGAGGTGTTGCTGTAGCTGGCAAGTCACCACCAGCACAAGCATCTGGAATTGCCACACCACAACAAGCACGCATTTCAGCACGGACAGTACATAAGTTTTTAACGAAGTTATCGCCATCTTCTGTTGATAACTCAACAGCAACATCTTCACGAATGAAGGCAGAGACACCTAATGTAAGGTTACCAACCCAATATTTACCGGAAGTCATTGCAGCAGATAAAATCACTGGCAAACCCCATAAAACTGGCTGGACCGCTGCACCAGGTGAACCAAAGATATAGTGACCATCAGTACCTTTTATACGTTCAATTGCACCCCAATCTTCAGGGTTCAAAATAATGGCTTCAGGTAAGAGACCAGTAGAAGCAGCTTTATACTTAGCGCGGTTAATCACATCAATTGCAGTATCATCTGCTCCAGGTGTGATAACTTCAAATTGATTTGTTTCAATCAAACCAATAAATGAACGCGCTCCAGAAGTAACACCATCACCCACTACAATTTTTGCTTCTAGTTTTAAGCGAACACCATAAGCAAGACGACCTTCAATATAAGCCGCCAAAGTAGGCATATCTGAAATAAGCTGGATTGAAATTTTAATCCAGTGGGCAATAGTCCCAACCTTTAAGTCAACAACACCAAAGGTTAAGTTTGATTCTGGTTTTGTCTGACCTTCAGGAACAAGATCAGCCATGATTTCATAAGCTGATTCACGTAACAAAGGCACCAGTTCAGCAGTGACTGGAGTAAAACTAATCCAATCAAGTAAAGTTAAGGCACGCTCAACAGTACGCCCTAAATCATTAGCAGCAAACTGAGCTGTCGCTCCAAGACCTGTTAATGTAACGATGTTACGGGCATTCAAATCATTAAATTGGAATTTACCCTTAGACCGTTGAATTGAGGATGCTTGATCAAGAATCGCTTTATTTCGAATAAGAACAGAAGCAACTGAATTAGGGTCAATTCCACGCTCGTTGACGCCATCAACTAATTTTTGCTGTAGTTCAGATAACTCCCCCGCTAATTTATTGACTTCTTTAGCACGGGCTTCAAGGTCTTCTTTAATATTATCGGGAATACCCTCAACTTTTTTGAGACCATCTTGATAACGAGTAATTAAGCTATCAAGTGTAGTCATTCGAGCATTAAGCTGTTTTGCCATTTCTTCAATTTGGGTTAGTGATGCAGAAGCATCACGTGCCATCAAAACATTGAAAGGCGCACCGATTGGGAATTTTTGATATGCAGTCATAATTTTATCCTATGCATAAAAAAACCCGCTTTCGCGGGTCATATTTGAAAAAGGGTTTTTAAACTTAGTAATTGTCTAAAAAAGCAAACGGGTCTTTTTTAGGCTCTGGAGTTTGTTTAGGTTGATTTAAATTTGCCAATCGGGCCATTAACTTTTCAGCGTAGCCGCCTGGTAAAACTGAGCGCAAAAGCTCTGTTACGTCATCATCCGATTCAATCGCATTGATTGCATCATCATTGATAATTCGTGCTGCACCATCGGCTGGTTCATCTACAATGCTTATTTCATATAGATCAGCCCGCTTAATTTCGATATGAGTTCCTTTATCCTCAATATCAATATCACTAGGGGGATAAAAAGCTACCGAGAAACCATCAACAGTACCGTGTTGAACCATTGCTCCAACATTTTGTGCAAGTGCCAATCCTGGTGTTAATTCAACTTCAAGTAGTAAACCAACATCATCTTCTTCAAGTCGAATAATTTTCCCGATACGCATTGTGATAGTCGAATCGACATACCACTGACGCCAGCCATGATTGTAATAACAATGAACTTTTTTTGTACCAGCTTTAAATGCTGCACAGACATCGGCAAAAGCACCTTTAAGGAACTTTTCACCGTAATAGTTAATAGAATCCCATTTCACAGCGTAGCCACTTACAATGACTGCGCCTGTTTTCGCATCTTTTTTAATAAATCGACATTCAGCCGAATTAGCAGGAATAAATCGACACTGTACTTTTGGCAAGTTAGGCGAAAATTTATTCCGCGCTTGCAGTTGTTTTCCCATTTTCATTCACCTTAAAATTGCCTTTTTTCATACGTTCAGCCGTAGTCATATTGACCGGAACAAGTAAGAAATCACCATTAGGATCAGGTAAATCACCCTCTTCTCGACGAATTTCATTAATTGAAGATTGGCCGCTAATAATTCGATCTTTATTAGCTGCAATGCGTTGTAAATATGAAGCTCTGAGCAAGTCCTTAGTCTTAAACTCAAATTCGTATTCATCCCATTCATGCCGTTCTAATAAATGGATTCGAATACTCTCTTCAATACGCTCCAGATATGGGCGCAAACCAAATTTATAGAAACCGTCGATAATCTGTTCAATTCCACTTCCCCACGTAGTCGATCCATCAGACATATAGACAAGAATCGGAGGAACACCAAAGAATCGGCATGCATCTTCAACCGATAATTTACGAATTTCGATTAGCTCAAGATCAGCAGGTGTTAAGCTTATTTGCTCAAATTGCATATCATCTTCTAGGACAGCGATATCACCATCATCGCCATTCACTAAAATATCCAATTCTTTTCTTAACGTATCTCGCTGAGCATCTTTAAGAATTCGTTTAGTTTTTAATGCACCAGTAGGCTTAGCACCATTTGACATTAAACGAGTAGTCTTATCACTTGCAGATAAACCCACACCAATTGAAGCAGCACCGTAGGCAATAGGAGACATCCCCCATAAACCAGTACCAAACATTTTTACATGCCAAATCTGTTTTTCAGTCAGCTCAACTTTCCTACCATTGATCTGGCATTCATAAACAGGGTCACCGTTATCTTTGATTTTTAGATCAACCGAACCACTATTGATGACCTGTAAACTGACTAACTTTTTGCCGATATAATCCCGTTTACAAACTGCATTACCAGCAACCAGATTCAGCATAAAATGCTCGCGAAATTCGACAGCAGTTTGATAACGATTAGGCTTATTACTTAAAAGCTGAATTACTGGATGATCCTTTACGATTGTTCTACTTCCATCAGCATTTAACTTAAACATCTGTAAAGGCAGGGTTGCTACAGACTCAACAAGAATCTTGACACAAGCAAAAACCGCACTAAGCGTCATTGCACTATCAAAAGTAACGGGCTTTGCCGTCCTTACAGCAGAACGGGGACGATCAATTAAGGTCGTCCCCGTTCTGTCTTGTATTGGTCCAGTTCCCCGCACTTTCAGCTTTTTTAGGTCATCTTTTTGACGACCTTTAGCTTTATTGCGGTTTTTACTCATCGTCTAGATACCTTAATCATACCACTCAGAAAATCATCAAAATTCCCATTCTCTTCGCCTGGTACAAGTTCAAAAACTTCTTCCTTATCCCAGTACATGGCTCTTGAAGCTGCAATAATCATCCCAACCGCAGCATCAATTTTTTTGGCGCGTGAAATTTTTCGAGGAAAAATACACTCTTTTGCATCCTCTTTAACCACCACATTGAGAATGCACCACTTTAAAACTGGATCACCGCAAAAACGTATGCGATTTTCAGCTATCAAAACTTCAATCCAACGCATTGCCGGGTTTAAATATTCAGTTCTTTGAGGAACTTCAATTACATTTAAACCAGCATCAAGTAGATCAGCAGTTACCTGTTCAGCATGATATGGGTCATGACCAACTTCATAAAATGGATAGTCATTATGATGTTCAAGAATGTCTTCTTTGATACGGTTGAAATCTGTTGAAGCACCTGGTGTTTCAATCAACCAACCATCATCACGCCAAACAGGGTAGTCATCTGGTCGCATTTCCCCGTTAATTGCTTCGGTTGACATCATTACCCTTTCATTGATGTAACTATGAGCAAATACGTACCAAATAATTTTTCCATCTTCAAAATCTGGCCTCATCTCCACCCATGAGGCAAGGTCTAATCGACTTGCCAAGTCATAGCCGCCAAAACCTACAACGCCTTTAAATTTTTTATAGGAGACTTCAACCTCACAATTTGACACAACAGATTCAGCAAGCCAGCCGTCTACCGCGCCAACCCATTCATTTAAATGCTTTTGCCGAAAAATCGCTTCATTTGATGGTGAAATCTTGCACTTATCGGCCATTCCTTGCAGATATTCAGGTTTTACCGAAATTCCATAGTTGGGATTGGCTTTAGGCCAATTTTTAGGGTTTTTCCAGTCGTCACCCTTATCTAGGCAAAAAATCATGCCGAAATATCTTTCATGCGTCGCTTCACCCTTTAGAATTGCAACAACAACTTTTCTTTCACGATAGCAAACCGATGTCGTATCTTTTCCAGCTGTTGTAATCGCAAATAGTAATGGTTGCGTTCGTGAAGCAATACCGTTTGATACAATGTCATACATGCCCGAATCTTTATGAGCATGTAATTCATCAATCAGGCCACAGTGAACGTTATAACCGTCCTTTGATCCGTCCCGATCCTGTGATAGCGCTTTAAACGACGAATTCGTTGTCGTTTGGAAAATCGAATACTCTTGCTTAGTGATACCAAAGCGTTCTTGCATCTTTGGCGAATAAGCGACCATTGTTTTTGCTGCGCCAAACAAAATATTGGCTTGGTCTCTTGTCGTTGCGGCAGCATATACATTTGCACCTGGTTCTCCATCAATGAATCCCATGTACAAACCAACAGCCGCAAGCCACGTAGTTTTTCCGTTTTTCTTAGCAACTTCCAGATAGACGTATGTGAAGCGACGTAAACCTTCATAATTTACCCACCCAAAAATATTGACCGTGACAAAAACCTGCCACGGTGACATCACTAATAAATGTCGGGTTCCATCACGTTTTAATCGTGCTAGTTCCCCTTCCACATGGGGACAGGTTTCAATAAAAAAGCACGCATGTTGTGCGCGCTCTACATCAAATTTAAATTCAAAATTAATATCTGGTGGCTTCGTGCCGATCTTTAATGACGTAAGTAATTTTTCTAACTCTTCATCACCTGAACCTAATGGAATACCGGAACGATTTAAGTCATTTAAAAAACGTTTAACAGCAAATTTTTCTAGCTGCCCTGCCGTTCGCACTCCAGAGCGCACATCATGGCAATACTGAAGTGCGATTTTGAAATAATCGCGCATAAAAACTCACTAACTAGATCGAATTGAAAAGTTTGCATAAGGGTCATTTTCTTCTTTCTGACCAGCATCAGCACCCAACAAATCTAATTGCTGTTGTTTATTAACCTTGACACTTGACCGCGCTCTTGGCGTTAATCCAAATTCAGCAGCAGTTTTAATAATCTGTTCTTGTAATTTATTTCGCACCTGCAACCAAGCTGCCTGGACTTCAAAACCATTTGGTGTTGTAGTCACCCATGAATTGATTTCTTCCAGCTTTTCAAGGGCCTTTTCATAAGCAGCCATGTTGTCACAATGCAAACCAAAAACATCACCGTCTACAACCGACAGCAAACCCGCTTGAACTAATACAGGTCCCAAAGTATCCCAATGTTTTTTTGCGCCCCCTTTTACCCAACGAGGACAAGGCGGCATTCCTAAAGCAACCGATGCATTAGCTTCTTGCGCGTCTCCATCCCGATCAGTTCGGATACGGCTGCCGCTAAGAATTTTTTCTTGTAGCCCTTTTGGTGGACGACCCATAGTTGACATAAGAACCTCCAAAAAATTTAAAACTGATTAAATATTAGAGGTATACCCCCCTATGGACTTTTGACCACGTAAAAATTTCATGGGGGGGCGGTCTTTTCTGAGAGGGCCTTTTTGACTTTTGACCCCCTATCCCCTTTTTTCTGAAAATTTTTGCCGTCTTTCCGAGCTGTCAGTGTTTTCAGTTCAGCACCTGAACGCACCGCTGTGCTCACGATCAACATCGATTGGCAAGTTGCGAACCCTTGCTTGCTATTGACTACATGGAAAACCATTAATTAGCCCGTCAATAACTATGCTCTGCTCATACTGTATCGCGTACAGATTCAATCAATGGCCGTCTTTCCGGCTGTCAACACAAGACCTATTCGCTACCATAGGACCGTTATGTATGTTCTTTATCCTTGATCACTCGGCAACCAGCATCGACTTCATCAAGTCGAGCGCCACGTAGTCTTTCGTAAATTGTAGTTTTAGGAGTTGTTTCACCATTCCAAAGTACTTCGAATGATGAGCCAGTCTTAACAACGACACCTAGTTCATCAAAGCCTTTGATGTCATCACGATATACAACCGGATAACCGAGCAATATAACTTCTCGTTCGCAACTCATGCAGTCACCGCCTTGAAGTGTGAGTGATGCAGCTTATGAACAAAACCATCGGCATCATGCACTTCAATCTTTTTATCTTCGATTGATTTGATTTCAAAACTATCAGTCCAACCACACGACAAAGTGTCAATTGCATAAGCCGTTGCAGCTTGCACCAATTCACCAACTTTAAAGACATAACAATCAACTGGCTTTTGTGTAACTGGTGGTTGATATGACCAACCGCCTTTGTCTTCGGTTGCTGTCTTGCGGTCATGGCATGACTTGCAAAGCGGTTGCCAATTGTTCTTATCCCAGAACAAAACCTGGTCGCCTTTGTGCGGGATGATATGGTCAACAACCGTTGCGGCTTCAATCAATCCGCGCTTTCGATGATCAGCACATAACGGGTTCTCATCTAAGAATTTTGTTCTTTCTTTTTCCCAACGGGCATCATAGCCGCGCTGGTGTGCTGTGCCCCGCTCCCGATCTTTTTGTTTGATTCGGTTTTGATGCTGGTCACAGTAACCTTTGTTCGATGCGAAATCTTTACAACTGCCCACAAGACATGGGCGCTTAGCTCTTTGTGGTGGACGATTGGACATGATCAATCTCTTCAAATTGAATGCAACGCTCTAAAAGTTTTGTCATCAATTTTGAAGTCAGTTTTCGTTTTCCGATCTTTTTCTCAATCAAATAGAGAGCATAGACGGAATAACAAACCCACGGTTTCATTTCAATCGATACCTTACCAATGACCATAACCGACTCCAAAAAAGAAGCCCGCATGTCAAAGGGAGTCATGCGGGCTTTGAAAGAGAGCTTTTCAGCTCTGAAGGAAACTACAGCGTTTAATACAGTTTTCCATTGTGGTAAAAACTAACTCAAGTTTGCTTTTCTGTCAATAACTAACTATTAGTTAGTTTTATTGATCTGCCAAAAAATCTTTTCTTCGCCTAATTCACATGCCTGTTTTAGATCAGCTAACACATTATCAATATGACTTTTCATATGGTTGCGGACAGTGGTATCACTAAAACCAGAAATAATTTCTCGATTGCGCTCTGTAGGCTTGTAATCAGCAGATACCAAACAGAACTCAACCAAAGCAACACGAACAATTGGCAGGTGATAAACCGCATTTACTCCTGCTTGAATAAATTTATCTTGATACTTTGTAAGTAATAACTTGCTAAATAATTCCACATTCTCAATGTTGTTTGCGCCCAAGTACTTCAATCGAAATAAATTATCCTGCAAAGGAGTTAATTTTGCATAACTCATAGCAATGCATACGTCCGCAGCAGTCAAAGCACCGTGGTTACCCGAAGGGATTGCATCATAATTGGTTGTCTTGGGATTTAATAAACGTAAATATTTTTCCATTTTTTTAATCCTCAAAATTCCATGTGAATGATGTGAATGGTTGTGTGAATGATTTTGAACAATGGTTCACATAAAAACATGAGTAAAAACAATAAATTGTGTTACATGTGAATGATGTGAATGATTTATGTGTGTTTTCTCGCGTGAGAGTGATTTCACTTGTGTTTAAATTATGAACAATATTTGATTTAAATTGATTTAAATTAAGCAATAGGTGTTTTTTTCTCTCACGTGCGCGCGCAAGAAAATGGTTCAAATCATTCACATGGGTGTTGTATGCATTGGTAGGTAAGGCTTTGAGCGTGTGAATGATTTGCTTAAATGGTTCACATGACCATTCACATCGTTCACATGAGAAGCTCTTATTGTGCGTATTTTGCTTCAGGAACATCATTCACCCCGTCTAAGCTATCTTGAAATTGTTCGATTTGCAACCCTAGCCAAAGCTGCTCTTGTTCATCTTTGGGTTTTTCACCAATGATAATGACTTTATTTTGTCCAGAACTTCGGTTACCTTTCCAATGCTTGGCCTTATCACTTGGAACAATGCCATGCTTTTTACCCTCAATAATGAATCTTTTCATGCTGATTTGATGCTCTCCAGTTGTTCTGGACCATTGACCAAACGCTTTATAAAGCTGCTCTGATTTACATGAGACATAAGGGAATTTTGTGTCACCGTTTTTCCATTCATGGTAAAACGTGTCAAAGCCTGCACGCGAATAATCAATCATCGTCCTTTTAGCTATGGTCATTGGCGGCTTTACGTGTTCATGAAAGTCAGTTAAATCAAGCCCCATCAAATAAGTGTAAAAAGCTTGTACACCGTTAGTCTTTAACTCTTGCATAACCCTTTCGTGCAAAGGTCCATCCAAGTCTTTACAAGGGTTAAGCACTAAGAACCGACGGTCCTTTTCTTCGATTGGTAGTGGTTGAGTATTGTTTGATAAAAATACAGTATTCAGGTGGTTATTCATTTCCCATCCTGATACGAATTTCTTACTTATATAGAGCGTTTCACCAGTAATGAGATGCTTAATCATCCCCATAACGTTATGTTTTTTCTTGTTATCTACAATCTCTTCAAACACACCGAAAAGTTTGTTTTCAATCCATTCGTTATATTGGTTATCAAGTTGAGCTTGCCCAACTGTTGTATGGTATTCACCATAAATCTTTTTCATGATTGAAACGAACATTAAAGATTTACCAGATCCATGAATATGACCATGCATCAGCACACATGTAGCCATTTTCGCGCCAATGTTTTGAAGAGGAAACGCTAGCCATTTCAATAAAAAAAGAACTGCTTCCTTCTCCCCATCGCAAAGATCATTAATCAAGGTCATGATGCCCTTACAATCTTCATAGACCTCTGCACGAGTCAATTGTTCACCATGCTGATCACGCATTACATCAATGTTCAATCCACGATAAATATTGATGTAATTCTCATCATGATCATGTTCTTGCTTCGGGTCAAAAATAAGGTTTTGACGAGGAATGATTTTTCTAGCTGGAGACTTAAACCACAAGTCAAAAATATTAGGGTACGCAATTCGTATATGCTTAATAAGCCAAGTCCTACGCTCAACTAAATTCCAAGCTTCCTCTGAGTTTGCCAGGACAACGAAATTATCTAATAATTCCTGAATAGTTAAATTAGTAGCCACATTAACATTGTGTTCAAACTCAGATTTTGGAATAACTTTTTTATGGTCTAACCATAGCTTGTACTGCTTTTGACCCAACAAAGCAGTAAAAGCATTTTTCTTTATTACAATTTTGTCGAAGTTATCCCAAACATCTGTTTTTGCTTCAATTAAGTAATAACGATCAATGAATTTCTGAATAGATTCAGGTACAGCATCATTTTCTATCGAAATGTCGCCCCCTTGCCCCGATTCACCAGCCAAAAGATTTTCCTCAACCATTGGAACATGAGAATTTTTCTCAATTTCCCCCTCACTATGGATGGGCTTGTTGGTTTTAGGGGGTTCGGGGGAAAAAGGAATAGACGTATTAATAGCCTGGACGATCTGAGCCTTTACTTCTTCCAACCCAAACATCAAATGCAGGTCATTGAAGTCCGATGGGATGAAAGTTGCTTGTGGCTGTCCTGCTTGTTGGTTTTGGTTCACTTATGCCACCTTATTAAATTTAGGGAGTACTACGATGCCGCCAGTGACAGCCACAGCTTGTTGAGCGTATTTCATGCCTGTATCATCTTTTGCACTATCATCATCAGCACAATAAACAAGTGTTGCTTGCGGGTATTTTTCTCTTAAAACTGCACCGACTTTTGGAATGTTGTTAGCTACAAAAGCCAAAGCCACGGGATAGCCAGTTGCCAAGTGAATACTTGCACCAGTTGCGTACCCTTCAGCTATGCAAATAATGATTGGGTCAACAAGCTCGATGGTTCCGAGAAGGAAAAAACAGCCGCCAGTACGTCCACCTTTTTTGTTTCCATTTGGGTCCTCTTCATCAGAAACAAAAAACTTTCCACCATCTGGATATATAGTTTGCATATTCCACATGAAGCCTTCAGTGTCATAAGCAGGAATTAGTACATTCCCTTTATGATCAATCTTCACGCCAGGTAAAACGGGTACTTGCTTTCGTTCAAGATATGGGCTTGTTTCACCAGGATAAGGATTGCGGTATAAACCTGCTGCTTGTCTAGCTACTTGTTGCTGTTTTTTAAGCTTCATCTCCTGGTTAATACGATCGCGTATTTTTTTTTCTTCTTCCCACTGTTTACGCATTTGAGGCGTGATAGTACTGGTTGCATCTAAACCAACAATTGAAGCAACCTCTTCAATGATTTGAGAAAACGGTAAACCTGTAACTTTACCAATTAAATCAAAGCCATCTCTGTTTTTGCTTTCCGTACAAACATTACAAAGCCAATCACCATTTTCATATTTATCATCAAACCGAAAACGATCTTCGCCACCACAGTACGGACAAGGTCCATGAGTATCTTTTTTAGGAACAGTAATATTAAAACGTGCAAAAATATCTTCCCATTGACCACGGGCAGCATGTTTTACATCGGGTAGTTCAAACCCTTTCTTTTTTCTAGGCATGATCACCTCTATGTTGTTCCTCAGCCATAGCCAAAATAGTTGAAACAACTCGAATGAGTTCAAAAGCATCTTTACGAATTACCGCTAACTCATCTTCACTAATGCATCCATCGCCAATTGCTTTAGCTACGGATTGAGATAAATCACCCTGCTCTTGTGCCAATTTGCCTATTTTCATAACAAAATCAGCGGTATTTAAATTTTCAGTTTTCGGCAACTCAAACCAAGCCGCATTTCCATGAATTGCACAAACACTATCCATAATCCGGCTATCTTTTGTTTCATCTAAAATAGCTTCGAAATGATAAATATTTGCCTTATGTGTAGGAGTCGTTGGATTGATAGAGCTACGGAACGTATTGATATTCCATCCATTCTTTTCGGCAATTTGTGCCATTAGGTATTCATCACCTGGACGATAAACAGCAGCTTTCAAAGCTTGCTCTAATGACATAACCGTTTTTTCACGACGTTCGATTAATGATAAAACCATGTTAAAAATCTCCGATTTCATTCATTTTTTTAATTATTTGCTTGGGATAAATTCTTTTCTGCTTTCAAAAGGCGTTTAGGAATACGGCCAGCCGCAAGTTCAAGAATTTCATATTCACGATCATATGGGAGTTCACGATTTGCCCAGCGTGCAACCGCTGCCGTAGATAGCTCTAATTTGTCTGCAAGCTCTGAATAAGTGCAGTTAAGTAGTTTGATTGCATCGTCGCGAGTCATAAATCACCTATAAAAACTAACTCAAGTTAGTTTATTAAAAGTGATTAAAGTTAGTTAGTCAATAGCTAACATAAGTTAGTTTATTAAGTTAAGGCTTTTTCATGGAAACCATCGGCAAACGAATAAAAAGTTTACGTAAAGCTAAAAAGCTTACTCAGAAAGATCTAGGAAAATTGCTTGGCTTATCGGATGTCTCTGTTTTAAAATGGGAAAACGAGACAAATACACCAAAACTAGAGAACATGCATGAATTAGCTTTAGCCTTAGATACAACTGTTGAGTATCTTATGTATGGTAAAGCTTCTGAAGAGTCGAGTGTAATAGACTTCAGACCAGTTTCAAGATTATTGCCTGTTCTCACTCACGTTCAAGCAGGAAATTGGACCTCAGTGCAAAGTATAAGCAAATTCGATATTAATCAATGGCTTCCAGCCCCACCAAGTGCCGGTAAAAATAGTTTTTACATGATCGTAAAAGGCACAAGCAACGCACCTTATTTTAACGATGGTGATTATATTTGTATCGATCCAGATGTACCTATTGATTGTGTTCAAACTGGTGAAATGGTTGTTGTTCAGCATGAAGGTGATGCAACGTTCAAAGCTCTTGTAAAAGAAGATAATAGAATGTATTTACAAGCACTTAATAAAAATTATCAACCTAATATTATTTTCCTTAAAGAAGATAGCATCTATAAAGGCAAGTATGTAGGTAAGTTTGAAACTGGCCGAAAATTCTTATAAAAACACTATTTCCAGAATAAAAACTAACTTTAGTTAATTTTTATATTGACGAACAAACTAACTTGAATTAGTTTATTAATACAAACTAATCTAAGTTAGGTGTTCGTATGAAAAAACATAACCCTTCTAAAACCCAGTTCGACATCATTGTTGATGCTCGACTATTTACCTCTGATTTTGCCCAGCCAAAGCGTGATTTTGATTTCTACCGTGAAAGATCGATTGATCAAATCAAATGCGCTATTTCCAACATTTCAAAAGCTTCTAATGGGAACGAACTCGTTATTGCGATTGCCCAGGCTAATGCCTTCATTGATTCAGCTTACAACCTTGAATTTATTAATCTTGTTGAAAAGGTTAAATGGACTGAAGAACTAAGTTCTGCTTTTCACGGTTCGGTTTTGGAGGCTTGAGCAATGGAAATTCAACAATTAAAAGCCGTTGAAGTTGTTCGCAATCAATACGGTTTCTGGAACCATCCTGAATGGGCAAATTACTTCAAAACTAACTTTAATCAGAATGAACATCTTTCCGATGAAGAAATTACACGTGTACATATTCATTTCAATGTAACGACTGACCGTGTTTATTTTGAAACAGATGCACCTGAAGAATTAACTAAACGATATTTCGATAATGGTGACCAATCAGCAATTATCGAATGGAACCCATCTAAACCAGATCATGACCGTGATTGGTTTCTAGTATCTATTTTTGAAAATAGTAATGGTGATGTCGTTGCTTTATGGGCAAAACAATACAACACCCTCTTATCAATTGAACGTCCACTTTTTGAGAAAAATTTTGTTGAAAACTGTGGTGATCTTCGCTTTTTAAAATGGGAAGAATGCTCGGACGGTAACGGTTCGTATCAAACTGATTGGGATGCATTCGGCCATAACAATGAATCTGAAGATGATGAAGCGATCATGGAACATGCTGAACATGTTACCTCTTGCCTCATGTCATGGCTTGAATGTGCCAAGTTAAAAAATAAAGAAATTGATGCTCTCAAAGCCGAGTTAGCAAAGGCTAAGGAGGCTTCAATATGAATTGGTTCGATGCGGTTTTAAAAGTACGCCAGGTAATTACCGATAAGCATGGAGTAGAACGCCCTGCTGAAACCATTAACGGCACATTAGATTGCCCGATCTGCAATGAAGGTGAAGTGATTTATTCAATCAGCTCACATAACGGTCATATCTCTGGTCAATGTGACACAGCAAATTGCGTCAACTGGATGGAATGAAATGGAAAAGTTACTTGGTTTTTCAATTCTTGGCCTGTTAATGGCGGGCTATCTCTTAGTTAGTTGCCTGGAGAGATTCTAATGCATATTTGCCCATTACATTCGTATTTTAAGCAAAGCCTTAATGATCAAGTTGAAGCTTGGTTAGCACAAGGCAATGAAATCAAAAAACTGGCTCATGGTGAAAGTGGTCATGCCTGGTATTTCAACAATCAGCCAATCAGTGCTCAATCAACTTTGCGTGAAATGATGACCAAGTCTATTAAAAACCATAAGGCTAAAAAGTCAGAAAAGAAAAGTAGTAAACGAGCTACTAGAGCGCAGATAAATGAATTGATCAAATGGCTTGATCAAAGCACAGGCCGCGGCACTCTCTTAACTCAAAAGTTAGAATGTTCCCCTTCATTTATTTCACAAATTAAAAACTTCACTCGTCCTTGTTCTGCCGAGAACTATAAAAAGATCAAGGAAGCAATTTTGGAAATTGAACAGGATGAAAAAAAATGAAAAACATTGATTTAGCTATTGAGGACTTTGTTAGTAAAACCCTCAATCTTGAAGGTTTAACACTTAAAGGATTTGAAAAATTAGCAATCTCAAATGGTTTTTATTTCAAGCAGCAAGGCGGTGATGAAAATCACGGGACTTATGCAATTTTTAAAACTTACAACGCTCATTCAGCAGCGATTACCAAATGTCATTGCGGTCATATCCACCGATTAGAAGACATGTGCATTAAATGCCATCCAGTAAATGAGAACTTAAAAACCCTCAATATTAAATTTCCAACGACGTGTTCGCTCTGCGAGTTTTCGGAATACATGGAAATACAAGTTGAGCCTCAAAACACAGGCTATTTATGGTCAGGCAAAGTTAAATGCCCCAACTGCTCTAATACTGGTGATTTGCTTTATTCAGATGGCAATGCATTCATCAACTGGGCAATCGATTTACCTTTTTAAAGGAGCTAGAGCATGAAATATAAAGCTTTATCTGAAGCTGAAGTTTTGGCAGTCCTAGCTGAGGGCGAATTAGATGCAAGCGATTTGCTTTACACAGCCAATCCAAACTTTGAAAAACGTTTTAAACGCTTAAACACAGCACTTGCCAAACTCCTTGATGAAGTACGCGAGTATTTCCCAAATGCCGAATATTACTGTCCAAGTGATGCCATGGTATTACTACTTGGAAGTTCGCATGCTGATAAAGATGGTCAATCACATCAACAAGAATTGGTTGCAGCTAATAGCGACGCACTTAGTGGGAGAATAAGTGGAGGTGACTGGTAATGGCTACATATATCGAAAAATTACAGGACCCTAAAACCGTTCAAAAGCTGGAGTCGTTACTAGGTGGGCACATCATGAGTGTGTACAGAAATGCAGGCTTTAACCCACCTGTACCTGTTTCACATGGTGGACGTTTCATCTATGCCGATCCAGCACCAGAAAAGTACGCACGTCATTTACGTGAAGGCATGAAACTGTTTGCTCAAGCGTTGGATGAATTGGCAGAAAAAGATGGAGGGAATAATGCCTGAATTTATCGTAACGATTGAAGCAGATTCAGCCCCTCAAATTGTTCTCGGTCAAATGCTTTTAGGCGGTACAGTTACCGCCCTAAAGCTAGAAAAACGTAAACTTGTATCAGTGGCAGAGCTTGTTGCTAAATATGGCCTTTCAGATGAAACCATACGCACTAAATGCATTTCAATTAACCAAGGCACTAACGGCAAACACATGTATGATCCCGACGCGGCCGATGCAATTCTAAAAAATCAAAAGGTCCGACGTGGACCAAAAAGAAAAAACTAATTTTATGCCCGCTTTATGCGGGCTTAGTTTTATCCGTTAAATGCTTCAATCAGATCGGTTGCATCAGGGTTATAGTAAGTATTAACCAATACATCAATTTTCTTATGGCCAGTAATTTTGGCTAACACCTCAACAGGTAGCTTTCTGACTCTAACCATACGAGTAATAGCTTCATGACGAGTATCATGGAAATGAAGATTATTAAGGCCAATACTCGCTTTTCTTTTTTCCCACATTAATCGAAATGCATTTTCAGACTGAGGGATAATATTGCGCCCAGTATGCTGAATTAATTTTAATAACTCTTTTGCCTCTTCAGATAGCGGTACGTTTCTTGAATCTCCATTCTTAGTTTTTGGTAGGTGAACATAGCCGTCATAAATATCTTTCTTTTCCATTGCCAACAATTCACCACGACGCAAGGCAGTCTCTATTGCAAACAAAAAGCCCCATGCAACATAGTGCTGTGGCAACACAGGAACACTGCCCCTTTCATAATCTAAAGCCTTTAGCATTAAATCTATTTCTGAAGGATGTATCCGACGGTCCCGAGCTTTTGGCTTTTTGGGTTTTGTCATTTGCATCCAAGGGTTTTCATCAATCAAAAACAGTTCTTTTTGCGCGAATGTAAACATCGCACTGTAGTGTGATATTTCTTTTAATACTGTATTTTCACTTACTTCAGATAACCGTTTATTTCGCCAATTTGTTAAATCTTTTGGTGTAATGTCATAAATTGATTTTTGAGCTAATGCCCCAAATTTCACTTCAAAATTTTTATGCTGCCCTTTAATCCATGCTCTTGATGATTTGGATGGATTTAGCATTCCTACTTCCTGATAATATTTATTATTCAAATCACGGAATAGAAATTTTGGTTTTTCTTCACCACTTTCAATTTTTTTCTGAGCCTTTAACTCTAGCAGTTTGAGAGCAGCCCATTGTTCACATTCTTTTGCAGTATCACGGGTGCAATAATAGCGCTTTCCTTGATGAGAAACTGTTATTGTGTATGTCTCACCTCTTTTACGCGGTGTCGGTAACTTCATTTTGTCGCAGATTTGTCGCAAATGGCGTGGAAATATTGCCAT